CATTCTCCCATAATCATCTAAGTAAACTATACCAGCTTCGTAATCTCTATCGCTTTTAAAACTAGGTATTCCCGGACCAAAAGTACTTCCCTGTCTTGATGCTGTAATTAAATTAAAATCAATTGCTAAATCATCACCTAAAGAGTCATGTATATTGTATCCTTGAGTGTAATTACCATAAACAAGTCTGCTTCCAATTATTTCTTGTGACTGTGCTTTTCTTGGAACATTGTCAAACAGTCTAGTTACTTCGTCAGCACTAAGTATAGAATATATTTTGTTATTATTAAATGTTACATCTGAATTGCTATTACTAAGCCAATTATTTAATTTTTTATCAAAAGTTTCAATTACGTAAACTGATCCAGTAAACTCATCAAAAAACAAAAGTTGTACATCTGTTACTTGAACATCTCCTGTGTCTATATTTATCTTTACTTGATTAAATCCATTTATCATAGATGTAAATACATCTTCCGAATAGTTAACTGAAAATTCAGTTGGTGCAAATGCTGTTGCTGAAAAAGGTGACAACGAACTGAATTCATTATTTTCGTATTTCCATCTATAAGCAAATCTTATATACTTTTCACCAAGGTTATTTAATTGATTAATTAATGTTGAAGGAACAGATACTCCGGTAGTGTTTTCAAGAGTTAACGAAGGAGGGCTTAAAGGTGGTTTAACAATAACAGATATGTCATCTTCGGTAAATGCGTTGGCAGCATAATACTTAAGTATATTTAATCTTCTAGGTGGATTTAGATTGTCTGTCCAAAAAAGCAAGTCTCCAATAATATTTACTCCAGTTATTACGTATTCAGAATCAAACTTTAAAACTCTTCCAGCAGTATCTTTAAGAATTATAGCCGTTGAGTTTGAAGGTTCATTATACCTAAGTATGTAATCAAAGTTAGTGTCTTTAACAAACCAATAAAATTCTTCAGAAGCAGGATTAGCAATGGCCCCTATGGATTTAGCAGCAGAACTTAAATAACTTAAGTCACCTCCAACCTGAGTATTCCCCAACATGTTTTCAATGGAACCTACATTAGAATCTTCAGATGTTGATACGCCTATATTTTGGCCATCTCGGTATTGTCCAGGGGGTATAAGACGCTCATCGAGGTCCTTGTTCATTATCCCCTTGGTGAATGTTCTTGTTAATTTCATTTAATCCATTTATCTCTTCCTCTTAAAGGCATCAAAAGTCTTCCAGGGTGCAAGTTGCTTAATCTAATTTTGGCGTTTCTAAGTTTAGCAGTTTTTTCTTTTCGAGCTCTTGTTATAATGTACTCTTGAATATTTAACTTGTTCTCTAAAAGCGCCCATCTAATATAAGCATATAAGTAATCTTCAGCTAGTTTATTAATAACTATTTGATTATCATCTCCATTTTCCATACCATCTGATATGTATTCTAAAACAACAAGTCTATTGCCCATTTCAGAGCTAAAGTTAATTACTCCACCTGCCTTGTCTATTCTAAAATTAGGATTTTGATTAGCTAGTTCTGTATTTAAACCATACTGACCTCCCATAGAAAAACCAAAGTACCATTCTCCATCACAACAATAACCTTCTTTATTATGATATGGGTGCCCAATGTTTAAATACAATGTAGGTCTAGTTCCTTTTATTCTTTGTAAATCTATAGTAGAGTTTTCTGGTCTTAAAGCGTTACCATTTATGTCAAATAATATCTCAGCGGTATGATCTTGCAAGTAAGCTGAAGAAAAATTAGTTTGAAAGTTTTCAATTAAAGGACGTAAAACTCCATTTTCATAAAGAGATATTCTTACATAATTAACGTAATCAGAAGGAAGTATATATTTTAAGTCATCAGTAACTTGTAGCTCTAATATTTTTATGTTTTTTAAAGCATCGTAGTTTATTTCTTGTATGCCTCTTTTAGCGTGAAATAATATATTATACCTAGTGACATTACTGACTAATTTATCATCTCCTGAATACATTAACTCAAAGTTGTTTACCACATCGGCTAGTGATACGTACTGATAATCTCCCCAGTTTGAATTCTTAGGAACAACATCGTCATTAGTATAATATTTTCTGTCAGTTATATAAGCCATTAAGATTCGGTTTTAATTTGTAGGATTTCTTCGCTTTTTTCAAAGTTAACTACCGCTTGCTCTCTAATACTTATTCCTGCGTATTCGCATATCTTAATAGTAATATCTATTGCATCTGAAAGTGGCAATTCAAAATCTTGGTAAGATGCACTAGTAGGGTCAAATACTGGATCACCATCTGCACCAATAGTGGTATATGTCCATGCTGGAGTTTGAGGATATCTTACGTATGTTAATAAAACATCTGTAGTAATGCTTTGTGGGTAAACCTGGACTGTGTTAGCAGTAGGGCTAATAGGAGTAGTAATAGGTGCTGGACCAACTACATAAGCTGGATAAGAAGCGTTAGGAGATGTTAAATTAGAAGAAAGCAACTTTCCTATTTTATATTGAGATACTCTTTCTATTTCTGTATAAGTTATTGGAGCTGTTGTTGGAACTACTTCTAGTTTTAGTAAAGTATACCAGTCGTTTGGTAATGTAAATGAACCAGTTGCTACATGAGTTAAAGCACTAGATACTGAAAAAGTATCCAAAACTTCTTTCATTTCTTTTACAATATCAGCGTAAGACTCTCCTGACATTCTTTGATTTTGTTTCTTTGTCCAATTAGCTAAGCTAAAAAAGTATCCTTCAAAGACCTCTAGTTGTGCTTGGTTTGCAAATAAATTAAATTCTTCTGGTGTTAAGTACCCGTTGTTGTTCTTGTTTAGTATGGATAGTACGGTATTTCTTACCTCGTTGATCATCGAAAGCTATTTGTCACAAAGATAAGCAAAAAAAAAGAGCCCCACTTGGAGACTCTTATAGTAATTGTTTTGGTTTATAGTTAGCCTATGCTAATTCCAATAACTTTTTGATTCAAGAAAACTGCCTCTGGAGCCACATTAGTCCATGAAGTTATTAAAGCCTCTTCCATTTGCTCTTGTACTTGATCTCTCATTGCCTCACTTCCAGAAGCTACTGGCGTGTGAACTAAAGTTATCAAATCAGTTGCGCTGGGTCCATCATAAGCAATGGTAGTTGTACTTGTGCTAAGTTGCTCTATTAATCCTACGTCACCTATGGAAACTAGTTGATTATTGTAAGAGCTACCTGAATGAATGTAAACTTGTTGAGAAGCTGGTATATTAGCTGCCGCACCTTCTAAAGGTGTTAAATCTAACTGAGTATTACTAGCTATGTTAATTACTAAATAGTAATCATCAGCAGTTGCGTTATGAACAATGTCACCTAAAGAAACGTCTGCTAAAAATGTAGCTGAAGAAACTTGAAGTTCGGAACCTCCAGTAGGAGTAATGGAAGTTAAAGGACCTCCATTGGTTACTAGAAGATATACGGGTACGTTTAAAAACTTTTCCATATATTACAATATGATGATTGCGCTTACTGCTTTTGGCATTACTAAGTCAATAGTAACATTAGTCCATCTTTGGCTTAAAATGCTAACTACTCCGTCTTGAATAGCATCTCTCATTTCTTCGTTTCCTGAAGCTGCTGCTGCGTGAGTGATGGTTGTGATTTTTCCTCCGCCATAAACAATTTTTACGGTAGTTGTAGAAGCTTGTTCTATTAATTTAATGTCGTTGGCTGAGACTAATTGTTTTTGCTCGCCTGTAACTGGTATACTTAAAAACTTTTGCATTGTTTAAAAAATTAAGTGGTTAATAATCTTACAAAGGTAAGCAAAAAAAAAGGAAGCTTTGAAGCCTCCCTTATTTAGTGTTTATTTTACTTTCTTTTCAAGTAGCTCTAAGACTTCTAGCCCATCATCTGTCTTAAAATATGACATTAATGAACGCTTGTGGTCTTCGCCAAATGGAACAGTAATAATTCTTTTTTTGTTTTCTTTTAGATTGTAATAGATTTCTCTTTTTTGCTTTCTATAAGTAATCAAGTTTTGCTCAAAAGATTTAATTACCAACTCTTCTAACTCTAAGTCACTATCGTCTAGCATTTCTAAAAATCCTTCTGGATCTTGTTTAGCATAAACTAATATGTCTCTTTTTAGTTCGTTAGTTTTTATACCATCTACTCTGTTTCCCATTAAAACTCTTCCTATCATTTCCATTTTTTCAATTGGTAAATCAGAAGCTTCTTTTAACGCCTCTATTTCAAGAGTTAAGAAATCTAATTCTACCTGAGCATCACGCTCTAAATCTACTTCCTCGTAAAGAGTTCCATTTAAAGGGTGAAGAGCTAAAAATTGTTGAAGTAGTGTATCTGATCTTTTAGTGTTTAAGAATCCATCTTCAAATACAATAGGCTCTATTAATACATTTTTATCTTGTTCGTCTTCGAAAATAGACTTTTGGTTTTTGGCATATCTCATTGCCCTGTTGATTCCCTTTTCTTCATCAAAGTGTAATAAAGGGTTACTAACTGAGTGAGTTGAATTAATCATAGTGGAGATAGGCGTCTTATCTGACTTTAACCTATACATCCTGTCTTTTAATACTTGTTTTTTCATTTGATTTAATTTAATTAAGTAAATAATAGGGGGCCGAAGCCCCCATATATAATTGTCTTTTTTATCCTTTGAACAATACAAAGTTGTTTGCACCCATAGTACATAGAGCTCTTTCAGATAAGAAGTTGACTTCCATCGCATCTAAATCTGAAGTAGCAGCACCACCAGCACTACCGGTCATCCACGTTTTGTAACGTCTGTCTTCTGTTTCAGAAGCTCTGTATCTTACGTGTAAGAATGGTCTCTTAGCATTTTTTCCTAAGATTTGATCGTATACTGAAGTAGAACCAGCTGGTACTAAAGCACCGCTTACTTTTCCACCACTAATACCACCTCTTAAAGTAGCATCGTTTAAGTATTTCCAATCTGACTTATAGAAATCATAACCTCTTCTGAATCCTTTGAATCCAAGGTTTAATGCCATTTCTTCGTCATTGTCAAACAATCCGTAAGAAGTACCACCTGCACCGTAAGAGTTTTGAGCTGCTAACATGTCATCAATTGCGAAAGAGAAATTTCTATCAACAAAGATTACATTTTCCTGAATAGCACCTTGCTTGTCTAACCTTTTGATTATAGTATCAAATGCAGCTAAAGTAGTTGGAAAACCACCTGCCCATACATTTCCTCTAGCCTCAATAGCTTCGAACATTCCTTCAGTACCTACATTGTTAGCTATAGCTGTTCCTGCTGGGTAAGCTGAACCACTAAAGTTAGCTAAAGCACCAGAAGCATCTGAAGCAACAACACCTTCGATCATAGACATCTCTAAGTAGTCTTCAAATCTTAGTCTTGTTTCATGCTCAGACTTTAAATACCATAAGTATCCAGTAGCTCCGTTTTCAGTAGTTACTTCAACCCATCCAATCTGAGCCATATCAGAACCAGAAACAACATACTTGTCTTTGATAATAATTGGTTTGTTAGATAAGAAGATGTCTTCAGCTTCTAAAGATCCAACCATTCCAGTTGTTCCTTGTTGAAATTCAGAACCGTATACGAAAATAGTAGCTGCACCAGCACCCATTCCGACTGCTTGAGATGCTTCGTAGTAAGCTACTTCAAAAGAATCAACTGTATTAGCTGTAGTACCAAGACCAACTGCTGTTACGATAGCTTTGTTTGAAGTTGATCCACCTTCTAAAGAAATGAAAAGTGTTTGACCTACTCTAAAGTTACAAGCTACACCCCCTGCAGTTATCCAAGGAACGTTAGTAACAGCAGTAGCACCATCAGCTGCTGTGGTAGTACATCCTTCGTACTTTGTGTGTAGTCTACCTTGCTCTGCCCATTTGATAAGGTCTGAGTTAGTAGGCATTTCAGCTCCTACCATACGTAAGAAAGCTGCGATTGTTCTGTTACCGTATCTTTCGAATTCTTTTTCGTAAGTATCAGGTAAGTACTGACTCAAAAAATTGAAATCAGTTATATAATTACTTGGTAAAGCTGCCTTT